GATCACGAATCTTTTTAGTCTTTAATTCTTCCTCGTGAACGTGTTTCTCAAGCTGCTCATGCGCTTTGAAAAATCCACCCAAATGACTACTAATGTCAGCAACCACATCTTTAGCTTTACCGTATGCGTCAACCAACTCCATACCATCAGCTTTAGCTTGTTGATACAGTTCGCAGCCTTGTTTGATTGCACTTGCAGCCAATTTAGCAGCAGCAAGAATTGTAAGTGGATCCACATTACTTAGGTAGCTGACCGTTACCAGCTAACCATATCATTAGACCTAGTGCACCAGCACCAACAATCCAGAATATCTTCTTTACAACTGACCGACCTACTTCTTCATAGATACGCTTAAATGCTACCTCAGCAGCACGTTCTGCAATATGGTCAATCTGTTCGTCAGTAAGTTGTATTTTGTCCATGATTAGGCTGTCCGTTTCCACATATAAACAACAATGTATGGTTGCAAGTTAGCGTTAGTACCTGATGCACCAGTAGTAGATATGCTTGCAGATGCGCTATCTGTATTAATTTTAGATGTAACTTCAGGAGCAACAACTACCCTGTTTTGATAACCACCAGCAACACTAAGACCATATCCACCAGATGCTGTAGCACTTATGCCAATACTATGTGTGTGTCCTGAATCAGTATGAGTATGGCTAACGACAATAGCATCTTTAGAACCACCAGTTTCTTCAAGAGTATCAAATGATGAATCACTTCCGTTAAGACCTACCATTACACGACCAGCACCAAAAGCTGTCCATGTACCAAATCCAAACAATGTAGCTGGATTAGTACTAACGGAGGCATTTGTATAAATTGTTCCAACAGGATACAAAGCAGACAAAGCAGCGGTAATATAAGCAGTCGTAGCTACCTTAGTAGAGTTATCGCCTGATGATTGAGTCGTAGCCGTAGCTGTAGAACCTAGAGATACAGTAGAACTAAATACAGCAGCACCAGTACAAGTAAATGCACCACCTACGACAAAGTTATCAGCGTCAGCACCTGTTTGCTGATCTTTAATCTGTGCCATTAACTCACGGATAGCATTGTTAATACCCGATGGAGCACAACCCTCAGCTATGTTAATACCGCCAATATCCGTATTATTGGATGCGGTAGAACTGTATTCACTAATCTTGTTCTTTGCCATGATTATTGACCTTTAATTTGACCTGATTGGTATAGCAAATTGTATGTTCTTGGATCAAATGCCAATGGAGCAGCTTTAGATACAGTATCTAAGCCTCTACCAAGCAATCCAAGTCCATAAGCAGCTTCGCCAACAACTCTAGGAGATGACGCTAATAATGAACCAGCAGCAGCAGGAATGCCGCCTAATGAAAATGCGCCTAAACTTTGCGGTATAGCTGTTGCTCTTTGTAATCCTCTAGGAGTTACTTCGCTTAATGCTTGACCAGCAAGAGCAGGAAATATATCTTGACCGCCTTGTTGAACCAACTGTTGAGCAAGATTAGTCCTTTGACCATAATTCGTATTGACGTTATTACGCATCAAAGACTGTAACTTACGAATACCAGTATCAGCAGCAGCTTTATTACCAAGAGATAATGAACGCTCAATCTCTTTAATTAAGTCAGATGACTCAGAGTATTGCTTCATTACATTCGCATACGTTGGAGCCTGTTTAGTAATCTCTGATTTAATTGAGTTATAAACTTGACCAACAGCATTTCTAGCTGTTTTTTGCTCGTATGGAATACCTTCAAGAACATCACCTACACGCTTTTTAAGTGCGTCTAAACCTTCTGGAGTGTGATATTCAGCAGGATTCTGAGCTTTCCAATCATTTACAATTTTATTAACATCATTTAATTCTGATGCTGCTCGTTCGTTAACTACTTTGCCTTTATAAGTTGTCTTATTAGTAGCATCGTTAATAGCTTTATCTATTCCAGCAAAATCAAGAACAGACTTATCATTTTTAATATTAACCATACCAGAACGGTACTCAGCTTGTTTGGCTTGATTTATATTAGATAAATTCTGTTTAGCAGCATCTAATACGTCTGTTATTGGTGCTCTGCCAGTTATATTTTCGCGAAACTGCTGAGATGTTTCACCACCTTCTCTACCAGCTCTATACGCTTGTTTAAGCGCTTCTGAGCCAGCACCAGTATTTAATCCTAATGCCTCACCAGATAATTTAGTTAATCCTTTAGCAGTAGCAGTCGCAACTTTACCAGCCAAAGAAAGAGGATCAACAAAAGAAGCAGCAACACCTAATTTAGGAGCAACTGTAGAACCACCACTAAGAATAGTTGATATATCAGCCATAAATCCAGCAGGATCATTAGCTATGGTTTTCTTAGCATTTTCTACGCTACCGTAACGCTGAACGTAAAATTGACCAACTTTATTAGCTGCATCAATAGATGCTTGATCTCTACCAACAGCATTAACAAGGCTTTCAGGCAGGATATTTTGCAAACCTCCAGCAGCAACATCTAAAATAGCTTTGCCTGTTTGAATAGGGCTAGTTACTGCTTGATATACACCACCTAGCATATTAGACATTGATGCAGGGAAGTTACTAACAGCTTGTCTAGCAACATCGCTAGCGCTCATACTTTGAGGCTGAGACATTTTTTGAATAGCCGCAACTATATCTGCATCACTCATTGACGCAGGGAATTTAACTTGTCCTTGACCCGGTACATCAATAATCTGATCTTCCATTATTCAATCCTTCCTGTAGCTGGATTGTATGTACGAATTCTTGGTTGAGTAGGTTGCTGATTTTGTCCTGCATTAGGATTACCAAGACTATAAAATTCTGCTAAATCTGCTGTATCTTTGCGTTTCTTTAATGCAGACAAATTCTTTTCGTGTGTAGCAATTTTACTATTAGAAACTTTTTCCAAAGAATTAAGCAAAGAAAGAACTTCTTTTTGCGTAAAGTCTTTAAAGTTACCACCAGCAGCACGTTGAATTAATGCGCGCTCATTCTCAGTAATCTGACCTTGCCCCTTCATTGCAGTAGCAGCAGTCAATTCTAAACTAGCAAGACCTTGCATTGCTTGAGCAGTTCTAGCAAGTTTTTCCTCTGTATTTGCTCCTGCCACACCAAGAGATGAAGATAATTGATCTATAACTCTAGGAGCATTACTTAATGGACCAGCATAAACACCAGCTTGCACTAATGGACGTATATTTTGAATAGTTGATATAGTTCCTTGTGCTGCATTTGCGCTGTTGTATGTTGTTTGAATAGCTTCAGATACACCTTTACCAAACTCTTTAGCAAAAGTATTAGCTGCAACATTAACCTGAGTAGCACCAAGAGGCTTAACAGCTTTTAAATAATCTATAAATGAACCTGTAAATGGCTTTATTGGATCATTTTGTGCAGCTTTATATTCTTTAATATCAGATGTTAAATTTTGCGAAGAAACTGAACGAATACTTTGTATACCTTGACGTAACTGGTCTCCAGTAATAGATCCAGATTTAGCCATCTTCTCTAATGCATCAACATCTGTATGCAATTCGTTAGGTATTGTTTTCTTAAAGCCACCAAAATCAAAACCACCTACAGCATATTGTTGAATCTGAGTATCAAGACTCTTAATTTGCTCAAGATTGTTTTTTATTTCATCATTAGCAGCTTTAGTACCTAATCTTGTAAGATTAGAATTTACTCTAAGTAAAGAATCTTTTTGATTACGTAATTCAGTTTCTCTAGTAACTTGTGGAGAAGGTTGCACTACAGGAGCTGTAGGAGCTATAGGAGATTGTGGCATTGATGCATCATATTTACCTGTAAATGGTTCAGGAACAGGATTCATTTCAACATTACCAGCAGCTAATGGAGCATTAGGTTCACGTACTGGAGTAGTTCCGCCAGTTACAGTAACAGGACCACCAGATACAGGAATACCAACACCCAACATTTGATTTACTTGGTTATTGTATCCAGATAAATCTTGACCATATTTTGTTAAATCTTGTTGATATGCTGTTTGTTCTGCACTAGGTTGAGTTTGCTGAACAGATTGAGGAGTTCCATAAGCCTGTTTATAAGCCTCAGCAATAGGACGTTGTTGCTCTAACTGACTTACCATTTCAACAAACTTACCCGGATCAATACGAGCCAATGGAGCTAAATCAGGATACTTTGCAGCAGCTTCAGCAAATGCTTTTTGCTTATCAATGTTTGCTTGTAATTGTTGAGCAGTAGAAAAGTTCTGTAATCCTTGATTGTATGCTTGTCCTGATGCACCATAACCAGAACCTAAAGCACCAATAATATTTTGAGCAGCAGAACGTCTAGGACCTTGCTTACCCATACCTTGAGCCAATGCAGCAGCAGCACCTAATAATCCAGCTATATTAGATTGCTTAGATAATGCTTGAGCCTGATCTGCTCCTAATAAACCTGCATACATTGGGTTTTGTGTAGCAAATACGTTAGGAATGTAATCAGTCAAACTGCTTTGAGCAGGAGGATTACCATAATAAAACTGATTTCTTTCTTCAGGAGTTAAAGCCATATTTCACCTATAGCAAAGAAATTGATTGTGGACGAATAACCGTAGATTGCTGTGGATTCAATAAACTCATGTAATCCATTGGCTGAATTGGTCCACGGCTAACTTGACCAGATGGGGCATAATGAATAGGCTGATCTTGTGGTAATAAACTACCAGCAGCTTTCATACCTAATTGCGTAGTAATAGGATTTTGATTTGCGAATGTGTTAATTCCTTTAACGCCTTCCATGATACCTTGACCAAAACCACCAATAGTAGGTTCAAATCCAAATAAAGACTCTCCAGCAGCACCATATCCACCACCAGTAGCCAACCCAGTAGTTAATGCACTAGTAATAGTAGGAGCGGCTAAACTTGCACCAAGTTCAGGCAATAGTGCGGAGCCTACAACTCCTGCCGAAATAGGATCAGCCATTATTTACCCCCTTGTGGAGTAGCTTGCTGAACCGTAGTAGAACCCTGCGGAACACTAGAGAACAAGTTAGCAAACTGACTTAACTTCATCTGTGGCAGGTTTTGCTCAAAGTTATAACGATTCATAGCGTCTTGCAACTGAGCAGCACTCTGAGCTTCTTTAGCACCACCAACGCTAAGTAAACGCTGAATATCAGCATAATCTTGATTAGCCATTGCAGGAGCATTATTAACAGCAGCCATTTGACGAGCACGTTCAGCTTCAGCAGACTGATAAGCCAAATTCCCACCTTGTTCTGCTAGAGCACGAGCAAAAATGTCCTGAGCCTGACCTGTTTGCTGACCTTGAGCAGCAGAGCCATAACGACCCATTGATGATGCGGAAGATTGCAGATTCTGAATGTTTCTGTTGAATTGTTCGCCAGCCAATCGATTCGTCTGCTGTAAAGCACCCGCTAGGAATGGATTAACGCCCCTACCTTGAATCGTAGCTAATGTCTCAGCCTGTGCAGCACCTGTTAGCGGAGAACCTGCTATAGCTCGTTCCTGAGCCATTTTTAAGGCTTGCTGAGTCTGCTCCGATGGGCTGACATACGTCTGACCGGGAAAGAATGAAGGTGATTGAGACTCATAGAGTCGCTTGCCTTCTTGTAGACCATATTGAACATACGGAGCAATCGTAGGATCGATACTCGTAGTTGTCGTACTTTTTTGAGTTCCGCCGCCGCCACCCATAATTACACCTCACAAATCCATTGTTTTGGACGGAATCCGTAATCAGCCGCCCTTTTAGCCCAACCGCGCCTATGACTAGAAAATGTTATGTATTTAACTTTAGCCTCTGCCGCCATGCCTTTTATGTATTTTAAGGCATTTTCGACAACATCATAACTATTTTCTAATGAATAAGCAGCCCATAGATGCATAGTCTCACCTTGTGGTTGCAGGACAAAGAAGCCAGCGTAGTGGTTATTCTCTATCAGTACAAATAACAGACTCTTTTGATTGAAACAGTCTGTATATACATCTTCAATAATCCAGTTCTCTGGACTCCTACTTTTAATCTTGTCTAAACCGGGCTTTACACTAGCCCACCATTGTCTTAGTTCCTGTGGATCAATGTATCTATACTCCATTAACCCACCACAATATAGCCGTACGTTTTACCTGATGTAGCATTAGCAGTATGAGTTATTGTTGCACTTCCTTGAGTTTGACTACTTACATATAGCACAGTAGCAACTGATACAGCAGCCGTAGGAGTAAAGAATATAAGACTTTCCTTACCTATTCGACCATCGTTAAGCGTAGTAGTTGTAGCTCCACCTGTTGCTAAGGTAACAGTTCCAGTATTGTTAGTCTTACCATCCATAATGCCACGAACGACCTCACTAACCTCACGTTCATCAGCACCAAAAACAGGTAACGTCCTAAATTGAACACTTCTAGTCATCTCGTACCTTGCGTAGCAATATCAATTTCACAACCAGTTAATGTTTTCCAGCTTAAACTAGTAGGGCTAACCTTAACTCTATGATAATTACCGTTAGACCTTACTCCACATCTATTGTCTGCATCTGGTGTCGATGCTGTGCCGAATTCGACCTGATCTGTGAGCAATACTCTACTGGCAATTGAGACTGTGCCTGTTCCATTATCAATAATAGGTTTTGCCAATGTGATAAGAGAACGTCCAATATCAATATCCCCAGAAGTAATATAAGCAGATTTATAAGGACCAGAGAAAATAACAATCTTCTGATCTCTAACTCCAACAAAGATAAGCTGACCACCAGCCCATACCTTAGAGTCAAGTGGAATATCCAATGCATCTAGGTTGCTATTGTAATTATCTACCTGCTCAAGTGTGGCACTAGGTGTCAGACCATACGATAATGACACTACATCAGTCGTACCATAGCTCCATTTATTCAAATCAATAGAATAGTAGAGCAAATAACGACCACCAAAGCTATTCGTAAAGTTCCAGATGACTAACTTACGTACAGGATCAACCGTAGATGACATTTTGGTAGGAATTTCACCCAAAATACAATTATCAAAGAACCAGCGATTAATCTTTTCTACGCCAATGTTCTTAACTGACTTGCCATCACAGACATAAAAGCCATCATCCGATAAAAAGTATGTTAATCCACCGAATTGAGCAATAGAGCCGTTAGAAATACAGCCTAATGTCCTAGAAATAGCATCAAATTGGAAGAAATACGGACTACCTGAGTACGTCATACGATAGATAGCACGTTCTAAGAAGATTAGACCGTATTCGCCACCTGCTAGACCTGTAATATCACCGCCATCAGGTATTAATTGCGTATCAGACTGAGATGCAGCACCCGGAGTCCAATCAGTCTCGTCATTTATATCTGACCAGTAGACCTTATTTTCCTCACCGCCAACATTAGCCGCTACAACAAAGTCTCGTACTACCGTTACATAGTGAGCAGCAGGAGCCGTAGCAGCCAAATCAGCAAAGTAAGTCGATGAACCTAAATCATAAGCCTGTAATTGGTCTACACCATTGGCTAATATCATTTTCGAGCCAAACTGAGTTATATCCCATGACTCAACTGCTGAATAACCAGTAGTTGTTAATGCGCTAAGTGATGTATCGCTAGAATTAAACTTATAAATCTGAGTAGCACCAGCAGCAAATAATGTAGAAGCACCAGCAAACTTACCTGCAAAAGTAACAAGTAGATTTTGACCAGCATTTCCTGAGTAATCAGCAGCTTCACGTAAAGGAGCATATCCGTTAGTAACAGGATAGCAATTAACAGCATCCATCACAGCACCAGTAATACCCGGCTGATCTGGCAACCACTCACCGAAGATAATCTTTTGCTTTGCCATTACTGTCTAGCCCATGAAGTTGATGCAGCAGAAGCCTTTTGCCATACATTAGCAATAGGAGCAGCTAAATCTGCATTGGTGTATCCATATTCCCAATAGCCATAATCAACGTAACCAGCACCTGTATCAGTCCATGTACTTGATCTAGCTGTGACATTTGACCACTCATAGCCAATAATGTCACCAACAGCCACTACAGTCGCATTACCTCTAAACGACATAGGAACATCAAATACGCCAGTTCCTATCGCTCTTACTGATGCATTTCCAGTAACACTAGCTTTAGCACCTACTGTGTAATTACCTTTAGCCGTTACATTAGCATTGCCAGTAATAGAACCAGTACCTACTTTTACATTAGCTACTGTAATTCCTACTTGTGCATTACCTGTAACACTTGCAATACCTGTAAAAGTCTTTGTACCTGCTGCTGTTACTGTTGCGTAACCATTAATTGTGGCACTAGGTTCTTGATCCTCGTTCTCACAATATCCACCAACCCAATAACCTTTTTTAACGTATAGGTCGATGACAGCTACAGCAGTTACAGTCGCAGTACCTGTAATAGACGCTGTGCCTAAATAATAATCTACTGCCTTAGCTGTTACTGTTGCTGTGCCTGTTATCGCAGCAGACGCACTACCTTCATTCTCAGCATAACCAGCATCCCAATAGCCAGCCGTGACATATAACTCTGGTGCAGTTAGATCACCGTCACCATAGCCATATACCCAATAGTCGTAATCGACATAATTAGTTGCCATTTACCTCTACCCACGCCTGAGTTTCCTCATCCCATGAGTACATCTTTCCATCTGTAGGCATCGCTGTTGGGGCTTGCCATTGAGCATTAGCGTCTAGTGTCCAGCTTGCATAAGGCTTAGGAGCTACAAACGCATCTATATCTGCATTGTAGGCATAACCAATGCCAGCATAGTTCTTACGAATGTTGCCGTTATAACTAGTCTGCTTCCATGTGCCACCGAATAGACGCTCACAGAACGCAGCACCGATATATTCTTTCTCTACACC